TATTACAATTTTTAGCCACTTCTTTAGTAAACTTAACCTGTGCTTGCCCATTTTTATTTAAATATCTTTTTAGGAGTATTTTTTGTGTCTTATCAATTTGCACTCTAACTGAAGTGGACATTATACTCCCTCCACTTCAATATGATTAGAAAGAGGATTAACTGATTTAATATCTATAACATCATCAAAAGTTTTATCTAAGTCACCTATTCGATATGGTGATACTCCTGTTATTTCAAAATCTACCTCACCTTTTACAATTTTGTCTCCTGGAGTAAAAGTAAAGTAATTAGGTCTTTCTTCATTAGATAATTTTAAAAATTTCTTAGGACTAACATAATTATTTAACTTATCTATAAATATAAGTGCACTATCTGCAAGTAATAAACCTTTATCGCTAACAGTACCATTCCTTTTCCCTTGCCAGTTTACACCTTTTATAACTGTCCTCTGATATTTATCCATATCATTTACAGAATCATACCACTTATTATATATAGTTATATCTGCATTTTTAAATAAAACTCCCATATTACCACATCCTTACGTAGGGCGTAGGTAATAAAGCTTTAACATCTTCTGTTATACTCCATGCACCAGCACCACTTTCAAAGGATATTGATTGGTTACCTTCGGACATGGATTTAACTCCTGGAGTTATATTTTCTAACTTAGCAGCATTTTGAATTAATTGATCCACTGCTAAATCATAATTTTCTAATATATAATTATCTTCTAAATCTTTGTTTAGATAATTTTTAATAACTAGACTAGCTTTTCTTTGTTCAGTAGTCATTAAATCACCTACTTTTCATCATTTTCCTGTTCTTTATCATCAGTAGATTCATTATCTTTAACACTTTCATCATCTTTAGCTTTTTCCTTCACAAGTTTAAAACCTTGGTCTTTATATATTACTTCAAATGCCCTTTCAGTAGCATATATTGTTCTTTTACCTTTACAATATTTGTTCACTTTCACATTCCTCCTTTAAATTAAAATAGAGGAGTTTTACTCCTCTTATGCTCCAGCTTTTGGTGTTAATAAAGCAAATGCTTTATCTTTTATAGGTAAGAAACCTAATCTCATTGTAGCTTTTATTGCTACCATGTCATTTTCGGCTAAAGACAATGGTTTACCATCACCCATAGTAACAGATTGAAGTGTAGCTTCTTTTAGTATTTCATACTCAATACCCGCCTTCATTCCAACTAAAGAATACATCCAATTACCACCTATTAATTCAGCTTTTTTCTTATCCCAACCACCATTTCTTACAAATTCTATAGGGTTAGAATATAATTCATTCTGTCCTACTCCAGGAACAAATAAAGCATTTCCATTAACATCTCTTAATTTTCTAAGAAAATTTTTAAGTCCGTAGTGTCCTGCAAAACCATTAATATCTAGCCCATCAGCTTCCACAAGTGCCATAACATCAGATATATCTAAATCAAGTTTTCCAGCTCCATTAGTTTCAATCGCTATTTTATTACCAGCACCATCAGCTACTCCAAATATAGATTTTGCAAATGGTGAATTAGTGCCAAATAAACAAGCACTATCTATAGCTTTGTAAAAAGCTTCAGCTATAGCTGGTCTCATTTCTCCAAATACATTCATAGTAGTATCATTCATTTTTTCCTTTGTTACTGGAATTATAACCGCTAATTTCTTGGCTTCCATCTCTGGGAATATCCATTCTGCTTTAGATGTTTGTATTCTTTCAGTTTCACCAACCCAGTAAGCTCCTGGACCATCTGTCATTATAGAAAATTTCTTTTTATCACTCTTCATAGGCTCAACTTTAGATAATCTTAATATGCTAGAACCTCTCGCTACATCTTTCATTATTCCATTCGCTTGTTCTACCGGAACAAAACCTTGTAATTCATCCTTTAAATATGCCATAATTTATACACTCTCCTCTTAATCTCTTTTCACTTGATTGTCTTTTATTACAGATATAAAATCTAAGCCACCTTCTGGTTCACTTCCTCCACTTGGTGGTGTATAACTATTATCTTTAAGTCTTTCTTTTACTGTAGTTTCTAACTTATCAGTAAATACTTTTTCTAAAGTTTCTAAATTTTTATTTGTAGTTTCCTCATCTTGTCCAATAAAATAATCTATCAAATCAGTCGGTAGACCTTTTTCAGTAGCTATTTTAAGAGCTTTATTAGTTAGCTGCTCTTTTATTTTCTCTCTCTTCATATTCTCCATTTCTTGTTTTAATTTCACTAATTCAGTATCCTTTGGATCATCTTCTGGATATAATTCTTTAATTTTTCCATCTATTAGACTTTGTAAATTATTTTGTTTCCATGTTTCCAATCCTTTATTTAAGTGCTGGTCTTTTAAACTATCTACAAAAGATTTAAAATCTTTATCAGTATTTATTTTCTGTTTAAACATATCTAAACCACCAAATTTATTTGCCAGTTCAGAAGTAGCTAATATTTCATCTACGTCTTTATCATCTTCAATATCTTTTATTAACTCTAGTAATTCTTTTTTTAACATTTTAATTTCCTCCTATTTGTCCCTTTAACCCATTAGGACTAAAGACACATTTTAATTAAAATAAAAAAAAGCCTTATTTCTAAGACTTTTAGGCATAATAAAAGCACCTACTATTTTTTACTTAGTAAGTGCTCATTATAATACTTTTTCACCTTTTTTATAAGCTTCTTTTGCTTGCCTTAATGTCATTTTATTAGGTCCTTGTAAATCTTCTTCTTTTTCTTTAGATCCATTATTTTGCCATCCACAATTATCACAAATATCAAATAAATCTACTTCTTTACTACATACTGGACATTTCATATCTAATCCTCCTTCTTATACTCTTTTATTTGTTGTAACCAATAATCATATTTGTCTTTTGGTTTAAATAAAGTAGATATATAACCATCTTTTCTTCCTATAGAAAAGTCATTAGTGCTTTTTCTATACTTAAAAATAAAGTCATCTTCACTTATAAAACCTTCAATATCTTCACTTAATGGTGCTGCCAATAACTTTCTTGCAATATCTAAATATTTTTCTTCTGTAATATTCTCATATTCACTTAAATGTTTTTCTATATGCTTGTTAAATTTCTTTTCACTAGAAAAATTAGAGTTTAACCAACTATTATTATTTATTATACCATCATTATTTATTTTTGAAACATCTTTTTTATAATTATTTCCACCATTTTCAATTACTTTAGATTTTTTAACATCATCATCTACTGTAGTATTAAATCCTCTGCAAAGTGGATGCACTACTCCAGGCGCTTCATCTAAATCATATATTTTACCATCCAATTCAGCACACTCTGAGCAGGTTCTACGGTCTAATATCTCATTTCTTCTTACTTTTTTAACTCCAACTTCTTTACAAAATTTCCTAAAAGCTTCATCTTCACAACGATTAACTTCCGTCTCAGTTAACCTTTTAGCTTCATAAACACTACTATTATAAGTTTTTTCTATATCTTTTTTTATTTGGTTAACATTTACCTTACCATCAAGAAAATTTTTAACTTGTTTGTGTAAATGCTCTGCGACTTTTTTTTCATTATACCAAACACGTTTTGAAAAATGTTTCCCTTTAAAATTATTTTCTATGATTTTCTTTACATCTTTTAAGCTAGCATTATAAGAATAAAAATTAAAAGTATTTTTAACTGTATTATTTAAAATATTATTTATAACACGTGTTTGTGTGCCTTTTTGGCTTTGTGTGGTGCTTGTAATTAGCTTAGACAACCTTTTATATTCCTTGCGTTTATCTCCTCCCTTAAGGCTCATTAAGCCATCTATAATAGTATAAGTAAGCATAATTAATGCTATTTCTTTTAACAACTCATCCCTATTTTCCTTTTGCTCTTTATAGACTTCTTTTAGCTGTTCATTAGCTTCATCATAAAGACTTTTAATAAATTTTTCATCTTTATTCATTAGTCATCACCTTCAAATCCTAAATTATCTAAATCTATTGGATTTTCATCTTTAATTTTCTTAAGCTCATTTTTAGGATTTTCAATAAAACTTAATAAACTTAATCCAGTTTCAGTAGATAACTTATCACCCAATTGGCTTATCACTTGTGCTGTCATAAGGTCATCTTGTGGAATATTAGGTGTAAATTTAATCTTTATATCTCTAAAATCATATTCAATATTTTTAATAACTTTTAAATATATAAATAAAAATTTAAGTCTTGTCTTTATACAATCTGCTATAGATTTTTGATTAAGCTTACATTTTTCTTCTAATGCAATTAAACGAGCCCTTAAAGCTAATGAACTTAAATTACTTTGCATCTTCTCATTATGGTTAATATGACTAGAAAGTTGATACATTTTATCTTCCATAGTATTAAGGGTATTCTGGATAAAAGTATCATTTATATTTTTAATTAACCAAGCTGCAGTACCGTTTTTGTCTTTGATTTGCATTACTCCTAATTTTTTCATTTTAGGGATATCTTTTTCATCTATAGCAACACCAGTTAAAACCATATAAGCATTACGGAAGTCAGAAATTTCGTTACTTATGTCAGATAAATTTGTTTCATAGGCATCTTGTAAGCCTTTTAGGTCTTTAAACAAGGTATCGTCTTTACCCTCTTCACTTAATTTAGCTAGTCCAACTGGCACAGCACCAAAAATATGTTTTGTAGGTTTATTAATTTTCTCAAACTTATCATTAAAATGTAATATTTCTTTATCTGTATATACATCAATATAAGTAGTATCATCAAATTTAAGCTTATAAGAGTGCATAAAAAAAGATATGTTACCAAAATCATCTATGGCAGCATATCCTTGTGTTGGTGGTATTACTTTACTACAAAATTGACCTTCTTTATCCACATAATATAATTCATAAGCCAAACTGTATATAAGCATATTTTTAGCTAAATTAGAGTCGTGTCCTTCACTCCAATGGTCAATATAATAATCTATATCATTAACTATATTTTCATCTCCGCTCTTAGAAATATAATTTACATCATTTCCAACACTATAAGAAACTTCTTCTTTAATAAATTTCTTAATAAAGTTAGTATTTATTTTATTATTAGATCTTTCAGTAACCATCTGATAATTATTAATAGCGTCAGTATTACCCTTATAATAGGCATACATTTTAGCATAAGTTTGCAAGTTATTTTGATATTCCTCATAAGCTTTTTTAAGTAAATTTATATCTATTTCAATCACCTCCTACAATCCAAATTTTTTCCTATCTAATAATACTACATTTTCAACTACTTCAATATTTTCTATTCTTAGACTAAACTCTGCCGTAATATCTGGTGCGTCATCATGAACACTATATTTTTGTCCTCTAAAATCTAATACCTGGTCAGTAAATTCATTATCTTCCTCAACAAAAATAATTTGACCTTTATTTATATAAGGTATTAGAGTTGAAATCTTATCATCCTTATTTTTCTTTTGGTGTTCATTAATTATAGTAATATTTCTATTTTCTAACACTGGATCATTATTTATTTTATTTTCAATTGCATTTGCATCAGCACCATTGAAAGTATTTTTTTCAATATACAAGTGAGTTATATCAATGTAATCTTTTAATAATTTAATTGCATGGTCCACATACTTATCAAAATCAGTTCTAGCATTTATTTTAGCTAATTCAGCTTTACGAGCATATTTTAAATTATTGTCACCCATAGAACCAACTAAGAAAGCACTATAGTCATTTTTCTTTCCTCCACCACTGGCTGGATCTATTAAAAGCATAGTTTTAATAAAATTATGAGTTTCTATTTCTTTTCTTGTTTCAGTTCTTACACCTTTAAACCACTTTTGTCCAATACTATCAACATCACCCTGTACTTCCTGCTTAAAGCTTGAAGGATTTTCATAATAACTAAGGGCCATGTCTAAGCAATCCCAAAATTCAGCCCATAATAATGAGAATTTCATTTCCTCCTGGTGCTGCCAATAAAATTCTTTTGCATCTTCAAGCCTATTTTCATTTTTAAAGTTAAATAAAATAGACTTGAACTTACCCCACAATCCAGTGGTAAAGTACAAGTCTATATCTTCTAACAATACACCTTTTTCTTTCTTGAATTTCCATGTAGGCATTTTTAATAGCCTAGAATAAAAACACTCCTTATGTTGAAGTGTTCCTAATGCAATAAATGTAGTTCCTTTTTTAATTGTTTTACCATTTCTTATAACTGCCTTTTGACTAGCATATTTAACATCATCTGAATACCGCTTCCACTTATTCTCACGTGCCTGTTCTGTTCTAACATCATCTTCACTCTGATAGTCATCTAAAATAATAAAATCTGGTCTACAATTATCATACTTTCTACCACGCATGGGACTGGCACTTGAAATAGCCTCAATAAATGTTTTATTAGTTAACTCAAGTTGAGTACTATTACATTTATATCTCTTATCTTTATCATCTAAAATAATTCCAAAAGCTTTTTTAATATGTTCATTTTCTAGTAAAGTATTTTTAATATCACTTATAAATTTCTCCGCCGTACTTCCTATATCTGAACATATTAAAGTATATTTTTTATGCTTATAACAATGTGCCCATATAGTACCAGCAAAAGTACCAAAAACACTCTTACCAGTGCCTCTCGGAAGTATTCTTCCTATTTGATCTGCTCCTTCTCCAATAATAGCGTTTTCTATATCTCCCCATATTTCTTTATGTACTTTAGCTATAGGAGCCGCTGTATTATTTTCTTTAGGTAAAAAAGTATCTTGTAGAAAGTACATACAGAAAAACTCCATATTTAATTTTCCTAACTGCCAAGCTAAACCATGGTAACCAAATAAATTACTGCTATTACTTAAAATAAGTTCCTTAGATTCTTTTTCTGGATTTTCAGCACCAGCAATAGTAAATTCATTTACTAAATATTTAAATAGTAAAAATCTATTTTGTTGTTCTTCTGTCATGTACTCACCTCACTTTTATAGAAATATTTTATTGAAATATTCTATAAATTTATCTCTATCAGTTAATGAAATTTTAATTAAATCTATAGAATATAGGAATCCTTTAATAATCCATGCAATTTTAGGATAAATACTAAAACACATATCATTTAATGGAATTTCAATAATTTTAAATTTACCTTTTTTCAACAATTTACAAATAAAAACATCTTTTTTCATATTATAATTAATATTTAAATGAGCATCTGCATTTCTAATATTCCTATTAATTGAATCTACTAAAATATTATACTCAGGTACTTTTCGTGATTTAATATCTTCACATTTATCATATAATGTTTTTTTGTTAATACTTTTTATATCAATTTTTCTATTATCAGTAATACAAAATAATATGTTTACTAATAAATATATTTTTGAAATATATTCAATCCCTTTTGTATAAGCATCACACAAAGCATTAGAAGATGTTTTAATATTTTCAATTGTTTTACCTTGTTTAGCAACTTTCTTTAGTTCATCTGAAAATTTTTTATCGCTAAGTAAATAATTAGTATATGAACTTAAATTTTCGACTCTCTTATTACAATTATCACCTGTCAAAAACATTGTAATTTCTTCCCGTGTTTTAATAGGATCCACTTCCGTTGCATTAAGTATTATTTTAAAAAACACTCTTATAAATTGTTTAATTCCTTCTATTTCAACCTGATTTCTATTAAAAATACCAGCATCTAAACACTTACAATAATAATCAGAATTTGATATTGTACCAAATTGGTTAGTTAGTTGTTTTACATTTTCTCCAAATACTCCATCGTTGATTAATTCACCTAATTCATCATTAGCATATTCAAAGTTATCCATTTAACATCAACCTCCTAAAATATCTTATTTCTACATTTTAGGAGGTTTTCCTTTATAATTGTTGAATTTTTCCTCTAATTCTTTTATAAGACCTATGGTCCATACATTTATCTATATCTTCATAAGGATTTAATTTTAATTCCAATACTTCACATTTTTTATATCTATCACAGACGGGATTACCAAATAAACAGGCACAAACTAAATTTTTACCTTTCCACCTAGTATTAAATTTATATCTCACATACAATCACCACTCCTGCAAATATTATTTCTTAGCCTTTGCTAAGTATGTAAAAAGCACCCGTTAAGGTGCTCTCTAGTATATATACACATTTAGGTAGGAGGATTTTCACCTCCTTCTGGTTTTTAAAAATTTTATAAAAAATGTAGAACTGGCTAACGAGCCCTTCGCACATTCATATTTTAGAACCACCCCCTTATATCACAACTTCGCTAAATTAAATTTTTGCGAATGTAATAAAAACAGCTATAACCATTGATATTACTTAACTCTACGTATATTTTTAAACTTATTTAGTTCTTCTTCCAACACATTAGTATCTAAAGTATCATTATTATTCTCTTTATTATCCTCCACTACACTAGTAGGATTACCATAGATACGATTCAATAGATACTGGTTAGCTGCTAGGCTCACACGCTTATCGGACTTGTCATTGGCTAAGTTCTTAATATTATCTACATAAGTGGTTAAATCTTTAAGTATAATCTGGTTGCCTTGGTGTGCAAGCTCTCGCTTACGTCTGTCCAGCTCAGCCTTAACATTATCCTTATTCATCCATGCATATATCGTATTCCTAGTTACATTTAATTTCTTAGCTATATCCGTTATACTATGCCCTTCTATAAGCATTGTAACCATATCACTTTGCTTTACTGTTAGTACATCATAAGCCATACACTCACCTCCTTGGCAACTACACATAAAAAAGACACCTAGCTATTTACTAAATGTCCTTTGCTTTATTTCCTATGATACTATTATATAACGTTAAAATAACTTAAAACTGTAACCTTTCAATAATATAATACTAAAATAATAATACAATAATACTAAAATAATAATTCAGATATTCTGCTTATTATCTTTCTTCTTACTTTAATACAATTATCAACCGATTGATTAAGCTCCTGTGCTATACTTGTCCAACTCTTTGTTGGCTTACTAAAATATCTTAACTCAACTAATTTCTTTTCATCATATTCTAATAGCTCCATAACCTTATTAATCAATTCTTTTTCATTTATTCTATTTTCTTTTTCTTGCTGTAATAGTTCTAATTCTTTTTGAATATATTCTTCTCTTCTTATGACTTCATTTTCTACTTCTGAATTAAACTTATTTGTTTTACCTGTTTTTTCTCCATATTCTATTGCTTTAAGACTTATATCATTTTTTAATTTTTTTATTTTAATATCTGCTAACTGGTTTAATATATCTATATCTTTGTAGTTATATAAATGATATTCTGTTTTTTTAAATTTATTTTCTTCCATGCATATTCCTCCTAGCGTAGATTATCAATACACCCTCCTGCTTCTTCTAATTTTTTAATATCTATAATTGCAACATAAGTTGGTTTCATTTCATATTTATCATTTAATAAATTTGTTATAAAATAAGCTCCATAACAAAAATCCTGTTTCTCTAATGCTCTTTCTATTGCAATTGGTTGAGACTTAAGCATTTCTACATCTTTATAATTTTCTCTTAATACTTTATATGTTTTTCTTATATCAATTGAAAGAGTCTCTTTGTTTCTATCAATTTTATAATACATTTCATCAAATAATAATCCATCTCCAGATATTTCATTTATATAATTGAATAAAGCTATCACATCTATTTCTCTTTTAGCTATTAAAACTGGTTTAGGTATTTTATCTTTGAGAGCTTGTACCTCCATTTCAAGTTGTCCTATTTTTTTATATGCTTTCTCTTGTAATACTTTAATTTCTTTTCTATAATTTTTTTCAATGTTAATAAAATATCTTCTTATTTCTTTACCTTTTTGAGTTTTAGACAACATTGAAATTTCTTTTGCCATATCTAAAGTTATAGCATAGTCATTTATTTCTCTAGTAGCTCCATTGTTAACAACCGTACTTGAAAGTACACTTGTAAAATCTATATTCTTAATAAAACCATACTCATTACTTTCTTTTATATATGTTTCAACCCATGCACTAAATCTCTTTGATATATCTAGTGATTTATGCAAATCTCTTGCTGATACTAGTCTTTCGCCATCCTCATTTATTGTTATTTTAATTAATTCATTCATTATGTTTCCACTCCTTATTTTGGTTATTGCTTATTTTATAGTTTAGGTTACCTTTTTGAAGTCTTAAAAAAGGTAACCTTTTTAACATGCCTCAACCTTAGTAATACTAATGCTTTAAATATTTTTTGTCATGGTTACCTTTTTGTAAAAATAATGTGCCTATCTTTTATATATATAATTTAAAATATATACACGTACGTATATTATTTTTATATTTAGGTAACTTGGTAACTTATATATATATTTATATAAAGAATATAGTAATATCAATACTTTACATAGGTTACCTTTTAAGTTACCTTTGGTTACCTTTATATTTTTTGGGTAACCTGTTTAAATGGGAAAATTTTTGCCTCTTCTCCACCAACTTCTTCATAATCTGGTGAAGCTATTGAATCTACCTTTAAAGCCTGTAACATTTCTTTGTCATAAATATCAAATTTTATTGATTTTCCATCTACTTTTATAACTTTTCCTGAAGCTTTAACTAGATACCCGGCTTTTTTAGCTTGTTTTTTAAAATCATTACAATTTAATGGAACTAAATCAGCTCCGACTCTAATAACATGCTCACGTATTTGATTAATCAGCTCAGATGTCTTGATAAAGAGTCCATCTCCCCTACTTTTTACAACATCTTCCCATCCTATAGCCCTGCTATCATTTATCATGTCATTATATAAAATTAACATTCTCTCGACTAAACTGCGAACATTTTCAGTATCCTCTAACACTTCAACCTTAATATTTTGAGTTATATAATCATCAAAATCAACTAATTGTTTTAATCCATGCTTTTCTAAAAGTAAATTTAATATTCTTATCCCACAGCTTTCATTAATGGCAGTATTTAAAATTCTGTTATTTAATCCTTTAATTTTAGAATTACAATTACATCTTAATCTCCTATAACCATCCACATCCAATTCTAAAACAATCTCTATTAGACTTCTTCCTAACTTGTTTAATAATTCTTCATTTTTTATTAGCCATTCCATAGCTTCTGTATTCTTTTGGGTTCTTTCTCTCCTGGATAAATATATAATGCAGCTTCTTTCAATTAATGCTTTTTCCTGGTTAGGATAGCTTTCTTCTCCTGCTAAAATAATGGGCCTGTATAAATTAAAATCCGTAGTTTTTAAACTTTTATTTCCCTTGCTTATAGTGGCTCTATCATATAAATTTCTTAATGTTTCTGATATATTGCCTATTTTATACCTATCCATCATGCTTGGCTTAAATTCATCAAATAAGGCTGGATAATTTCCATCACTCAAATTTTTCATAAGAGCAAAATTACTAATTAATCCAATAGATTTAATATCTTTCTTAGGATAATTAAGTATTGGAGCAATTACATTTTCAAGTATTGTACTTTTACCTGAACCACTCTCCCCAACTATTAAAAGATGATGTAATTTTTGCTTAAGTTCTTGGCACTGATGCACTGCTAAATTATTTATTACAGTTCCAATGATAGAAATTGATTTTTCTGGCCCTGCAAACTTAAAAATATGTTTTATAACTTCCTTCAATTCCTCTGTTGTTATTGGTTCATTTTTTATAACATCAGCATTGTTGCGGCCATCACTTTTTATGTTTTCATTTACTCCTTTTGAAGTTATTGATCCATTATTTTCTATAAAAATTGACTCTCCATTTCTTTCTATAAATTTAACACCACCATAAACTTCTTCATTCTCTAAAGCAAAGTATTTATTTATCCATCCCTTTAATCTATTTAAATCTTCAACTCTTCCACTAAACACAAGATCCATTGTTCCTAAAAAGTTCTTGAACGATTTTACATCATCAAAAACTGAAGCCTTTCCTATTCTTTCAATTGTATTACCTGTTATACTTTTAAAAACTAACTTAATTCCTTCCTCTTCCTCGTCTATAAATTTAATTCTAGTAGCACTAATTAATCTAAAATCTGTAATATACTTTTTAGTTTCAATTACTTCATCTGCTTTTTCTTTAAACATTATTTTATATATTCCGCCTGTATCCTGCTGCAGTTCATACTTATTTTTTATATCCAAAGATCTCTCAAAGGCATCTAATAAATCTTTTTTATTATGGCCAACCTCTATCCAATCAGTTACATCCTTGTTATCCCCCAAAGATTTCAATCCTGGAAGATTTATAAACTTAAATTCTCTAGCATATTTTTTAAATTCATTATAAACACTCCATTTATATTGCTCTCCAGCTTGTCCAGTATCTCCTATTACATATATTTTCATTCTATTATTTTTTAAAACATCTAATTCTTTACACCCTTTTAAACTTGTGGCCACATAGCCTTTGTTTTTAAATATAGAATTTATTGTATTAGCATCCTTTTCACCTTCATCTATAATCAATACATCATCATTCTTTATAGCATTTAAAGCATTATATAGGTTATACGGTATTTCTTCTATTCCCCTATTGTTTATAACTTTATTTTCTTCAATCCTATAGTAAGATAAAGTTTTTTCACCATCTGGCTTTAAAAATTTAGCCTTATAATATACAACCTCATTTTTTTTATTTTCAAATTGGAATAATCCAATTAGCTTAAAATCTTTTTTAAATTCTTGCTTAACATCCCATTCAATTCTGCTTAGTATCTTTTCTTTATCTATTTCTCTTTCGCTTTTTTCTACTGATAAACCTAAATACTCCCTAGCTTTTGTGTAATTCAAATTTTTATATTTAATTATAAAGTCAATGGCATCTCCACATTCTGAACAGCCAAAACACTTAAAAAAATCTTTATTGGTGTCTGGATTAAATTTAACCCTTAGGGAAGGTGTTTTTTCTGTATGGAAAGGGCACTTAATGTACCCTTGTTTATTAAATTTTTCTCCTGTTTCATTTTCTATTAGATCTCTTAAGTCTATATCCTGCAATTCCACCTTCTCACCTCCTCCTTTTGTTAAAGTTCTTGTTATTCATTTTCTACTGCTGGACCTATATCTGTGTTTAACTCTTTTAGATAATTTCTAACACTATAGTAAAGTTTTCTATATATTTCAAAACCAGTGTCTTTTCTATCCACAAATAAAGTGTCATGTAAATATAAATCCTGTATACTGGACAACCTTCCTAAGAAAGCTTTTGGTGTATATAAACTTCTATAATTCCCTTTCTTTATATTTTCCATGCCATTTTTATCCTCTATTATTAAAGAAATCTTGATACCTTTTGTTTTTGCTCTTTGGAACTCTCTTATTAATCTTATGTCATCCCTGGTATCTGTTTTTTCCCCGAGATTATTAGCAAGTTCATCAACGCTATTCTTTCTTTCAACTGCTACTGGAAAATATATATCCCTATAAATCCCCATCTCAGGACACTTAGTAACAATAGCTGTATAATCTCCCTCATCAATTTTCTTTTTCTTATAGGGTACTTTTTTACTATCTAAGTAATCTAGTACATGTTGATTTTTTTGTTCTCTAGTATCATATAAAATCATAAAATTTTCTTTTAAAAGTTTTTTAATTTCTATATCTGTAAACTTATAATACATTCTTATTCCTCCACTCTATTAACACTATCTTCTACCCTAAAGCACCCTTTAGGATATCTTTTTTCTAGCTTGTCCATATTATATTTAGCTATATCTTCTAAAATTATATTTATAGCATCTGCAATTAAATTTATATACCAAAGTGTGTCACCCAATTCATTTATGAGCTTATTATGATTTAACTCATGTCCTTGATATAAATATTTTTTAACTATATCTATAACTTCTCCACTTTCTCCTGTAATTCCCATAACACCATTTATAAGCTGATCTATATTATCTGTATAATCACCTTTAATTTTTAAAGCTTTTTCTTGATATTCTTTAAAATTCAACTATTTTTCCTCCACTTCTTTAAAGCTACAATTGACCTCTATTATTTTAAATATCTTATCTTTTCTTAAACATTTTTTATATTCTCTCGCACCTACTAATGTACGAAATTTAACAGCATTCATAACACATAATTCATAATCCAAAAACAAATTATTTGGTATAAAAGAACCATTTTCATTTTGAATTGTATAAAATTTTTGATTTCCCATTTTATTAACCCCAATCAATATACTACTTTATTAATACTCTAGTGCGATCAAGATGTAGAAATACATAGTTTAATTTCTACACCTATTTATTTTTTAAAATTATGGCTTAGTATTTAAACTCCCAATATTTAAGTTTAGTTAATTTTTTAGCTTGTATATAATCTTTTATTCGTACTTTTATTTCTTCTAAAGTTAAAAATTCATTATATATTTTAAATTCTCCCACTTGTACATTTGCATTATATAAAGTTACTTTCAATGCTCTAGTTGGTACTTAGACATATCTATTTTCATGTACGCATTTAATTCCTTCTAATTTATCAATTATTACAGCTACTTCAAAAGTTATATCTTTGTTATAGAAAAAC